TTGTGGAAAAAGCACCGGTCGCGCCCCGCGCCAGCAGCCCTGCGCTTTGGGCGAGCTGGCACCGGGCGCGCCGGAGTGGGTGAGATGGTCCTTGGCGTCGCCGACGTGCCGCTCACACGTGGGGACCAGGGGCGGGCGCAGGTGGTAGCCGAGGTCGATCACCTGCGCAGGACTCATCTCGCGCGCGCCGCCCGACTGAAACAGCGGCTCGTACGGATGATCCATGTAATACGCGCTCGAGCCGAACTGCCCGTAGTCGCTCAGCACCGTGACGCCACGGTTGATCTTCTTCATCAGCTCCATGGGCGAGGCGTCGCACGCCACGACCTCGCCGGACGGAAAGCGGCAGTAGACCAGGCCCTGATCGGCAATAACCGCGTTGGGCGATTGGAGAGTTAGCGCTTCAGCCATGTCGGCCTTTCCCCCTCCTCGGGTGCCACGTACTCGGTGGTGATCGCGGCGCGCGCAAAGATGGCGGTGTACTCCCAGTCGACCTCGTCGGTCATCAGGTGCGCCGCCTTGGGTCCAAACGTCGGCAGCGTGCTCACTCGCCACAGGCTGTCGTCCTTCGCCAGCGGCGTGCGCGGCCCGCTGATGGGTCGCTTGCCGACGCCCTTGATCGGGACGACGGGCAACGGCCCGCGCGGGGGCTGGTCGCTCATGCGGACAAACGTCCAGCCCTGGCGCGCGAGCCGGCTGATCATGCGCTCGAGCGACCAGCGCAGACGTTGATCGAGGGCGTCCTTGTCCCAGCGCGCGGGCGCGCGCACGTGGAAGCGGACCGCGTACGCTTTTTGTTCCGTGCTCGGCCGCGTAATGATGTGGACCATGGTTTAGCTATGAATAAACCAGGATGCCCGCGCCGGCCGAGCCGGGCACCAGGTAGATGCCGGATCGGGCCGGGATGTCGAGCACAGTGATGCCCACCGCGGGCGTCGTGGCGGTGAACAGCACGGTGCCAGTGGCCGCGCTGGGGTTGTCGTAGATGGTGATGCTGCCGGTCACCGCCGCGGTGACGACGAGCTTGGCGATACGTCCAGGACGCGCCTTGACCGGGATGCCCGTGGTCGCGAAGGCCGCGTAGGTCTGGCCCTGAAAGGTCTCCTCCACGACTGGTTACTTGACACAGAGCAATTTCACGGCCCAGTTCGAACTGTTGCTCGTGGCCGCGGCGGCCTCGTCGGCTTCCATGCGCTCGAACATGCCGTAGATGCAGTCCATGCTGACGACCCAGCTGAGATCCAACGGCGAGTACCAGGTGTGGGTAGTCGGCTGGCGCTGGATGGCCTTGAAGTAGTGCGTCTTGGACCAGAAGGCGCCCGTGGCGTTCGGAGCCGTGCCCGCCAGCAGCTGCGACTCGTAGACGTCGGCGCCGTACATCTTGCCGACGCGCGCCTCTTCGACCGCCGTACCGGCGTCGTCCTGGCCGACGTACAGCATGTTGGTGAATTTCTCTAACTTGAGAAACCCGCTGTATGTGGCGGGCGGGACGACGATGTACCAGGGTCGCGGGGCGGCCTGGTTGCGCAGCAGCGTGCGCGCCTGGATCAGGTTGTCGTCGGTCAGTTCGGCGCCGGTGGTGCCGCTCGAGTTGGTCGCCGCCGAGAACAGGCTGGCCGCGTCGACGTCCATCTGGCGAGCGAGCGCGTACGCGCCGGCGATGGTCGTCTCGGAGCGGATGTCGTAGCGACTCTGGATCTCGGCGATATCTTCGATGGCCTGGGCGATCGCGCGGTGGCCATTGGTCATCGGCAGCACGAACTGCTGCTGGGTCTCGGTGATGGCCTGCGGCACAAGTGGCGTGCCCGGCGCTTTCGCGTTGGCGGTCAGGTTGTGGCGCGACGGCAAGTTGATGGTGTTGGCGTGCTGGTCGACGAGCGCGCTCTTGTCGTCGAAGAGCGCCGCAACGACGACGTCGTATTGGATGGCCCGGTTCAACTCAGGACTCCACACCTGATCGATGAACACGGCACTCGTGGTAATCGTGACGTTAGCCAAGGTATGCAGCCCCCGAAGAGGGCGTTGTTAGATCGGGGAAAAGCTCTAACTAGCCCTGATTGCGGCCATTCGCGGCGTCGGCGGCCATCTGCGCGGTCAGCGCGTCGATCACGGCGCTGGGCACTTTGGCGGCGTCCTTCGGCGACATGGCCAGATATTCCTCAAGTCCGATGGTGCCTGAGAGATTGGGCGCGCCTGAGCCGTTGGTCGACTCGGGCGTCGCGCGCGAGCCGACGAGTCGGCCGCGCAGTCCCGTGAGCTCCGCCTCGAGTTTGGCGACCTGGTCGTCGCGACTCTTCTTGCCGAGGTCGAACGCGCGTTTAGCGAGCTCGGCCGCGGACGGCGCGGCATGCAGCGCCTGGTAGCCGTCCTGGTCGAGGCCGTCGAGTGTGCCGAGGTTGGCGAAATCAGCGGCCATCTCCTGCAGGATCTGCTGACGCGTGGTCTGCATCAGCGCGGCGGCCTGGCGATTGCCCGAATACAACTGCAGCACGCCCTGGCGGGCGCGGTCCTGCGTGGCGTAGTCGGGCGAGGCGAGGTCGCTAAAGAGCTGCTCAATGCGCTGGTTGGCCTGCTGCTGCGTCTGCCGGAATTGTTCCTGCTGCTGACGCTGGGCCACTTCGCGCTCGAGGGCGGCGCGCCCTTCGGCCAGACCGCGCTGGTACGCATCGTCGCCGCGCTGACGTCGGGAGCCCTGGGCCTCACCCGCCTGGGGTGAGCTATCCGCAGATCCGGCAACGTCGGGTGACGGTTCGGGTGCGCTCGCCTCGGCAGGTTCCGGTGCAGGCGCGGGCGGTGCGGCTGGTTCGGCAGGTCGAAGGTGCTCGGGATACAGACTGGGGTCCGGACCGAGCGCGATGTCGACCTGCGGGCCAGCTTCCGGGCCCGTGGCTGCAGGTGCACCTGGTTCTGGCGACACGTGCGCGTCTGGCATAGATGGGTGACTCAGACGGCGTAACTGTACGTCAACGTGGCCTTAGCAGTTTCCTGACACCTGCCGGCTATAGTGGGGACTAACACACACAAAACGCCCGCGTCGCAGTTGGCTTTCGGCGACCGGGCGTCAGGCACCAGGAGGTGAGTCCCAGTGCAGCCCCAGTCTATCGAGTCCTCGCCGGTCAGCTTCAAGGACTATCTCGACGCCAAACTTTCCAACTATCCCACCAAGGATGATCTGCGCGCGGTCGAGAACCGGCTGACCTGGCTGATTCCCACAATTACTGGCGTGGTGATCGCGGTCCTTGGGCTGATCGACAAGTACCTGGTGCACTCATGACTCGCGCCTGGCTACCGATTTCGTTGATCGCGCTCGCTGCGGCAGTCGCCTTCGCCGGTGTGACGATCGCCACTAGCATCACCTCCGCGAGCCACGCCCAGACGACGGCGCAACAGCAGACGACGGCGGCCGTCAGTCAGGCGTCCATGCAGGCCAGCACCGACGCGCTCAATGCCCAACTCGCCGCCCAGCGCGCGGCGCAACACCAGGCCAACCTGGACATGATCAACCGCAGCGGTCGCTAGGCCGCATTGCCCAGCAGCGCCTGCATGAGCGCCCGGTGCTGGGCCTGATTCTGGAGCTGCTGCTGCAGCATCTGCTGATTGGCCATGATGTCCGGGCTGTAGCCGACGACCGGCGCGAGCGTGCCTGTGTACGTTGCGCGCGTCTGGCCGGTTTTACCGATGTCGCGCAGCACCATCTGCCCGGCGGCCGTCGAGGCGACCTGGTCGATGTTCTGCAGCGCCGCGCGCTGCGCCATCGGCGACATCTGTGACCACCGATCCGAACTCACGAGCGTGCCCGCGCCGCGCTGAATCACCTGACCGCGGTACTGCTCGTAGGCGAGCCGCTCCTGGGGCGTCAGGCGGATCTCCTGCATCGGGCCATACGGGATCGTCTGTGGCGTCGCCGAGGGCGACACACCCGCCGATTGCATCGCCGCCAGGATCGGGCTCGGCGTGCCAGGCGCGGTACGCACCGGCAGCATCTCGCCGAGTCCCTGCAGCGGGTTGTTCACGGGTCGCCCGAGCACGTCCTGGCGGGCTGGCAGGTTCTCGCGCGCCACGGGCAGGTTCTGCAGCACGTTCTCGGCGATGCTCTGCGGCAGTTGCGAGGTGGTCTGGGCATGCAGCGCCTGGCGCTGCGTCGGGTCGGTCATCTGCGCCACTGAGCGCACCAGTCCCGACTCGGGCACCAGGCCGCCGATGATGCTCGAGGGGATATCCGTGGCACTCCGCAGCCCGGTGGCCGCCACGCCGCCGGACTGCAGCGCGTCGTACAGATCGGCGAAGGTGCGCATCGGCGTGGCCGCGGCGAGCTGCTGGCCCACTTCCGAGACCAACTGCGCCGCGGCCGTCACGCGCGGGTCCTCGATGCCGTAGGCCTGCGGGCCAGCCATCTGCTTGCGCGTCTGCGCTGCGTTGTAGGCCTGCACCGCGTCGGCGTACGCGCCGGCCATCAGCATGGGACCGCGCAGTTGGGGCGGCAGTTTTTCCCAGCTGTGATAGGCCCCGTCAGGCCCGAGGAAGCTATCGGGCTGGTTACCGGCCGCCAGCCACACGCGCCGCTCGCCCGGATCCGTCGGGCCCGCGCCAGTGATCCCACCGCCGACCGCCTTGCTCGCCAGCCACACGCTCAGCGCCGTGCCGACCAGGTTGTTGGTCAGTCGCTCGCTGAGTGGCCCCACCGCGCTACCGGCAGGGGTGCTGCCCAGCCCTGCCGCATAGGGACCGCGGCCGGCCAAGCCTCGAGCGACATCGAAGGCGGTGCCGGCCAGGCCGACCGGGGTAGCTTCGACCATGCGACTGGCCAGCGACATGCCCATGCGGTACACGGGGAACAGCGCGTCGCCCACGGGTCCGGCCGTGTTGACGAACTTGCCGAAGGCGCTCGTGAGCGTGCCCAGGTCGCCGCGCGCCGCGGCGCGATCGCCCATCGCCTGGACTTCGCGACTGACGGGTTGCCCGAACTGGCGTTGGAACTCGGCGAACCAGTCGGCGCCGCTGTGCCCGGCGGCGGACGCGTTGGCACCGGACTCGGCGCCGTGCTCCATGCTCTGGATCAAGTCCGACGTCGCGTTTTGAAAGGCGCCGTGCAGCGCGCCCGCGCCCTCGACCAGGTTGGCCATCGCCCGCGGCACGCCCGGTCCCAGACGCGCCGACAGGCCGCCCGGCCGGTTGAGGCTGTCGCTCAGGCCCTGCAGAAAGTTGTCGGTCCAGTTGACGAGGCCCGACTGGGCGCCGAGCACGCGCCCCTGCAGGCGACCGGGCTGGAAGCTGGCCAGGTCGCGCACCGCACCGCCGATGCCGCTCAGCGCCGGTGTCAGCGTGGCGTTGAAGGCGACATCGGACGCCGTGTTCAGGCCGCTGACAATGCCGCCGCGGTAGATGCCGCGCAGCCAGTCGCCGACACCGAGGCCCGATGCCTGGGTCGGCATACCGGGCAGCGACGGTTGCAACTGACGGAGCGCGCCACCGCCCACGCCACCTCTGGCCAAGGCGGCTGCCGCGTCGATGCCCGGTCCGCCCAGGGCAGCACCGGCCAGCGTGCCCGCGCCGACCTTGAGCCAGCGGTTGGGGTCGTTGGGATCGGTGGCCTGATAGGTGCCGAGGCCACCGGCCGCGCCTCCGCCCAGGAGCCGCGCGAAGGCGGCGTTGGCGACTGCGGGTTCGCGATTCTGCAGCGCATCACGCAGCGCGTCAACCTGCGTCTGCAAGTCGGCCTGGACCTCGGGCTGCGCTCGAGCGGTCCCGGATTCTTCGACCTGTTGCGTGAGCTGCTGCAACGTGTCGGCCAATGCGGTACGGCGCGCGCCGACCATGTTCTGTAACCCGCTCAGCACGTCGCCGGCCTCGAGCGAGGCCTGGGGTACGACGGGCAGGAAGGTATTACCAGGCCCGCGCACAAACTGCGTCGCCTCGGGATTCGCCGCCGCCGCCGCCGCGTACCGATTGAGCACCCCTGGCAGCGGCACGTCCGATGGCGCCATCTCCTGACCCGTGAGGGGATCGATCTGGATGCCGCGCGGACTGTAGCGTGCCATCGCCTGCGACTCGAGCGGCGCCATCTCCTGGCCGCTCAATGGATCGAGCAGCACGCCACGCGCGCTGTAGGCCGCTGGTGCGAGCTCGGCGCCAGGTCCTCGCGCCAGCATCCCGAGCGACTGCTCCGACCAGGGGATCGCGCTCAGTGGTAGCTCGGCCCCTGGCCCCTGCTGCAGCAGACGCAGCGACTGCTCGCTCCACGGCACGGCGCTCGCCGCCGGCCCTGCCAGCAGATCCGCCACCGTCGCCGCACCCGCGCGCGCCGCTCCACCTGGACCCGCCGCGGCGCCGAGACCGGCGAGACCCGTCTGCAGCGCGCCACCCAGCACGTCGCCGACGTTGCCGGTCTGCACGCCGCGTACGATCGACGGCACGCCCTGCTCGACGATCTGCTGGTACGGGTCGAAGCCGAAGTTGGCACCGGGGCGCGACAGGTCCACCGGCTGCATCAGCGGATTCTCTGGCAGGCCGTACTGAGCGTATCCCTGCCGCGCCAACTGGTTCTGCTGGCCGATGAAGTCGCCCACGCCACCGAGGACCTGCCCGGCAATGTTCGGGATACCCGAGGCCGTCAGCGCGTTCGACTGCAGGATGTCGTTGAGTGTCTGCGGCGCCTGCGCGACGCTCGTCTGCGCCTGGCCGAGAAGGTCCTGCACGCCCTGCGCCGGCTGGCCGCCCACGTTGAGCACCGCGCTGGTGATGTCGTCCACCTTGCCCTGCAGGGCACTCGAGGGCGCGCCCAGCAGGCCGCCCACCACGCGCTGGCCCTGCTCGAGCAAGGGCGTCTGCAGCGAACCGGCTGGTGGGTTGTACTGGCCCGGCGGCGTCACCAGGCCGCCCGGCACGCCCGGCAGCGGCTGCGGACTCTGGCCCTGCGCCGGCAGCGGGATCGACACGGGCCCAATATTGAGTGAGCGTGCGTTCGACTGCGCCAGCCCGTCGTTCTGCGCCAGCGGATGGTCGGCAAAGATGGCCGAGCGCGCGCTACCACCAGACTGCGGCATGCCATTGATCTGGTCGGGCGTCATCCACTCGCTGCCGCCCTTCAGGTCGGTGCCCGAGGTGCCGACGTGAAGCTGGCCGGTCTGCGCGTTGTAGCCGTCCACGTAGTAGTAGTGGCCGGGCGTGTCGATGATGACCGGGTTGCCGCCCGAGGCGTCGCGGCCGACCTGCGACCAATCGACGCCCTGGGTCGCGTGCGCGTCCACGCCCATCGCGTTCAGCAGCTTCACCTCCGAGCCGACGCCGGCCATGCCCTGGTCCGGGTTCCAGCCGACTTGCTGGGCGAGCTGCTTGGCCTCGTCAACGCTCGGGTTGCGGCCGTACGTTTGCGCGAAGGCGATCGCCGCGGTAGGTCCACAGAACGCCATCGCATCGCCGCTCGAGAGGCCCAGGCCGAACTGTGAGGCGCGCGTGGCGACGGCGGACTTCGCGGCGTCCACGGCCGTGTTGACCGCCGTGATGCCTTGCTGCGCCACGTCCTGAACCGCGTTCTGCGCCCCACCGAGAATATTCTTGACGTACGTCTGCGTCTCGGCGAACGGCGCCACGCCACCCGCGGGCGTGTTGCCAGGGCCGGCGTTGTACGCGCTGAGGGCCGAGGCCCAGTTACCGCCGTACTTCTGCAGGTTCTGGGCGTCGAGTTTGGCTGCGGCGTCCAGCGACTGGGCGGGGTCGGTCGGGTCGATGCCCATGCCCTGCGCCGTGGCTGGCATGAACTGCGCGATACCTGTGGCACCGGCGCCGCTCTTCGCGTTCGGATTGAAGTTCGACTCCTGCTGGATCTGCCGGGAGAACACCTCGGGGTCGATGCCGTACTTGGCCGCCGCCTGGCGCGCCTGGTCGATCAGGTCGCCCGGCTGCGCGGACTGCGGGCCCGCCGGTACGCCGGAAATCGCGTTCTGTGGCCCAGCAGGCCCTGCGGGCGGCGGCGTGGCCTGTGGGGCGGGTGGCGGCGGCGATGGCGTCTGCAGCGACTGGGAGGCCGATCCGAGCAGGTTCTGCATCTGCTGGCCCACCCAGTCGGCGCCCGCGTTGGTCAGGTCGCTCGAACGCGGCGTGGGCGGTGGCGTCGGCACTTGATTAAGCGGTTCGGGTGGTGGTGCCGAGGGTGGCGGACCTGGTGGTGGCGCGCCCTGCGTCGTGGTGTCCATCGGCGCGGGCGCCGGTGGCGGTGGCGCGGCAACTGGCGGCGGTGCTGGCGGGGGTGTCTCGGTCGGTTCAGGCGTGGGTGTGGCGACCGGTGGCGGAGGCGCGGCCGGCGCCGGCGCGGGCGGGGGCGTGGTCATGGCCTGCACCTGCTGCATGGCCTGCTGGATCTGCTGACCCGCCCAGTCCTGGCCGGCCTGGACGCGCTGCTGCTGCTGCTGCAGCCAGAGTTGGCCCGCCGTCTGGCGGTATTCGTCGTCGCCTAACCAGATGTTAGTTCCCATACACTACTCGTTGTGACCGAGCGCGAGTGCGGGACGTGTGGGCGACGCTTTACGCCCTCCAGCAGCAACGTGCGCAAGGGCATGGGCCGCTTTTGTTCGACGTCGTGTGTTCCCAAAGCAGCGCCCGCGGCAGAGGGTGATCGATTCTGGCCGCGTGTGGATAAGACCGATGAGTGTTGGCTTTGGCGGGGCAGTCGTAAGCCCGAGGGTTACGGATACTTCAATCGCAAGGTAGCGCGCGGGTGGCACGTCACCGGCGCGCATCGGATGGCCTGGGAATTGACGAATGGGCCGATTCCGGATGGCATGCAGGTATGCCATCACTGCGATAACCCGCCGTGCGTACGACCTGAGCATCTGTTTCTGGAGACCAGTCGTGGCAATAGCGCTGACAGACATAAGAAAGGTCGTGAAGCGAAGGGCGCCAGCCACGGCTCGCGGACTCACCCGCACCGAGTTGCACGCGGGGATTCGCATTACATGCGACGCTTGACTTCGGCCGATGTGCTGAGGATCCGTGCAGCCCATGCGACTGGCATGCTCGAGGTGCAACTCGCCGCGGCGTATCGCGTAACCCAGAGCACCATCTCCGACGTAATTCTGCGACGGACCTGGAAGCACATCTAGGCCAGGCTGGTGCGCCCGATGGGCGCCTGCTGTCCGATGCGGCTCTGCTGGTACTGCGTCATGAACGACGGCAAGGAATAGCCGGCGGCACCGAGACCCGAGCCAAAGGCCTGCAGTTCGTCGGGCGTCAGCCGCTCGAGCGAACCCGGTGCGAGGCCCTGCGCGCCGCGCTGGGCGATCTGATTGATCTGGTTCAGCGTCGAGTTGTAGTCCCAGCCCGGACCGCCGCCACCCTGGCCCGGCTGACCGGTGTAGTAGTTCTGATTCTGACCTCCCATTTGCGCTTGGAGCCCGCCGATACTGTTCGGCGTCGGCGCGGTGGTGCCCGTCGCCTGGAAGGCAGGCGTGCCAACGTTGCCCGCCAGGTTCTGCAGGTAGACGGGCACGTTCGGGTTGCCCTGGGCGCCGCGCAGATAGTTCGAGAGTTGAAAGGTGTTCTGCGGGCCCTGCAACTGACTTGCGGTGCTGAGGTACTGCTGGCCGAGCTGGCCCTGTTGGAGCGCAAGATTCTGCTGGAACTCCTGCAACTGCTGGGCCTGCTGCTGGTTGAACTCGCGCGCAGTCTCGGTCGGCGCGCCCTGATACATGCCCGACAGGGTGGCGGCCTGGTTGATCGACTGCAGCGTCTGGCCGCTCGGCGCGATCGGGTTGCCCTGCGCGTCGAAGCTCGGCGCCTGGCCGTACATCTGCGCCCACTGCTGAGCGAGCTGCTGCCGCATCTGCTCCGCCTGCAGCGTCGTCTGGCCAGTCACCTGGCCCTGATTGGCGAGCTGCTGATACTGCTGGTCATTGACGCTCGGCAAGCCAGCGATCATGTCGTGGGTACCGCCGGCCGCGGTGAACTCATCCATGCTGCCGAACATCCTGAGTTGGCCGTTGGCCATGATCTGGCCGATGCCGCCGGTGTCGGCGTCCTTGACGAAGGTGCCTGGCTGATAGCGCATCTGGGTCGGGTCGTAGTACGTACCGGTGAGGCCAGCACCCTGACCGGCGAGCGCGGCGAGCTGCTGGGCGTAGGCCGTCGTCGGCGCGCCCTGGTACATGCCGGTCAGCGCGGCGGCTTGCATCGTGTTCTGAGGCGTCTGGTTGTTGGTGTTGGTCAGGTTGCCGAACTCCGCGGCGGAGAGCTGCGGCATCTTTCCTACGGCGTCCTGAGTGCCGCCGGCGGCCAGGTACTCGGGCATGCTGCCAAAGATGCGCAGCGAGCCGTTGGCCTGGATCTGGCCGATGCCGCCGTCGTCACGGTTCCGCACGAACGTGCCGGGCTGGTACATGAACGTCGACGGGTTGGTGAACTGGCCGGTGACGCCGGCCGCGGCGAGTGCGTTCTGCATCGCCTGCGACTGCATCGCCTGGGTCGGCGTGCCCGGCAGGGGCTGCATCTGCTGGCTGAGCGGCCACTGCGACCAGCTGCCACCCGGCGCGTAGCCGAACTGCGTGCCCAGGCTCTGAGCGCCCTGCAGCGCGGCCTGCTGCTGCTGGAACTGCAGCGCCTGCAGGAACATCTGCATCTGCTGGTTGAGGCCGGCCGCGTAGCCGCCCGAGGTCTGGCCGAAGAAGGTGCTGAGCGGATCGGCTCCGCCGGGGGCTTGCGGCATCGTCACGTCAATACGCTCCGCGGCCGAAGCCGATCATGTTCATCGGATTGGCAAAGGCCATGTAGTTCTGCATCAGGTTCGGAATGGTCGGGATCGGCGCCGGGACCGTTGCGGGCTGCGGCGCGGTGGGTCCGGCGGTGGCCGGTGGCGCCATGATCGAGGGTGGGTTCATGTAGCCAGGTGCCGCGCCCCCACCAGCGGCGTAGTTCTGCAAGCTCGCCGGCAGCGATGGAGGCGCGGCCTGCGGATTGAATGTCGGGCCCTGGCCACCCGCGGGTTGGCCGTTGACGTTGACGTTGACCGTCGGCTGCTGGCCGCCGGCGCCCTGGGCGCTCGCCTGCTGCACGCCGGCCTGATGGCCGGCAGCGAACGACTGCAGCAGCGCGGGCATCGGCGGACCCTGCGGTAACTGCACCGGCGCGAACTGCTGCGAGGCGAGACGCTGGCTCATTTCGTCCATCACCTCGCGGAACGCCGCGGCGCCGGCCGTGCTGCCACGCGGCGCGTACATGTTCATCGACGCCATCTGGCCCAGTGCGCTGCCGGCCGCCTGGGTGTAGGCATTGGCGCGCGAGGCCAACGCCGACTGCAGCGCGTTGGTGCCGGCCATCTGCTGGCCGTACTGGTTCTGCTGATAGTTGGCCGCGGCGACGGACGCGGCGTACGGCGTCGTTCCGGCGGTGGTCGCGCGGAAGTAGTCGCTCATCGCGTCGTTGGCCTGTTTGGTCGCCTCGTCGGGACTCAGCCCCGAGCCAGGACCGAAGAACTGGTTGTGGATGTCCTTGATCGCCTGCAACTGCTGCTGCAGGCCGTACATCGGTCCGAGCTGTTTTTCCTGGATACCGGCTAACGTGGCCTGTGCCTGCGCCTGCGAGGCCGCGCCGGCGCCCGCTGCCTGGGCCGTCTGTGCGCCTTGCTGGCCCGGTGCACCGGGGATCAGCGCACGCTGGTAGTCGGCTTGCGCCTGCGAGTAGTTCGCGTCGGCGGTCGCCTTGCCAGCATTCGCCTGGTAGTAGTCCGACTGGGAGTCGGTCAGGCTGACCTGGTGCTGGGTGAGCGTGGTGTCCGCGTTCTGCCTGGCGATCAGGCCCGGCAGTAGCTGCGTGATCTGGGAGGCCTGCTGGCCGTACAGGTAGGCGAGCGCCTGCAGCTGCTGGACCTCGGCCGGCGTCTTGGCCCTGGTCGCATCCGCGGCGGCCTGCAGCGAGACCGCCGAGGCGCTCGCCTGCGCCGCGTCGGCGGCGGTCTTGGCTTTCTGAGTGTCGGCACCGTCGACCAGGACCTGCGCCTGGGCGTGCGCCAGGTCGCCGTCCTGCTTGGCCTTGTCGATCTGCGACTGAACCAGGGCGACCTGATTGGGGTCGACCAGTTTCATGGCGTTGGTCAGCGACGTGGAGTAGGCGGCGTTGGCCGTCTCGACGCGCTGCGACGCCTGCGAGAGCGAGGTGTAAACGGCGTTGAGCTGGGTGGTGGCCGAGTTGAGTTGTGCCTGTTGTTCGACGTGGCCCGCGCTGACCTGAGCCTGAATGTCGTCGACCGTCTTCTGGGCGGTGGTCAGTTTGTCCCAGAGTTGGGCGCGTTCGACGTTGGCACCCTGGACCTCCTTGGCCGCGGCCTCGGTCGCCTGGTCGACGGTGAACATACCTGTCGGTTGGCCCTGGGCGTTCTGGCCCTGCGGGGCGCCGACGGTGGGCGCCGTGGGCGGCGTGGTGCCGGTGCCAGGACTGGGCGGCCCCTGCGTCGGCGGAGTGGCGGGCCGCGAGGCGTTGGGGTCGATATTGCCAGCGGCCGGCACCTGCGTATCACTCGGCGCCGTGTAGGCCGTGCCCGCCCCGCCCGGTTGAGTGGCGGGCTGGCCGGTGGCCGAGTCGACCCAGATCCAGCTGCCGTCCGGCTGTTGGCGCGGGGTGATCGGCATGTCAGCTCATCGGTGCCGGACCGGGCATAGGTCCTGGCATGGCAGGTGGAGGTCCTGGTGGTGCCTGTGGCAGTGGCGGAAGCGCGGGGCCGACGGCCGGGCCGGGCATCGGCGAGGGGGGTGCCGTGCCCGGCGCGGCCAGACTCGCGAGGTGTTTCTGGGCCAGCGCGAGCGGCAGCGTCGAGCCTTCAAACGCGGGCGGCGGCTCGGTGCCCGCCGCGTCGTGCGCCCAGCCCTGGATCTTCTGGGCGTTGCTGATCGCCTCCTTCAGGTCGGCGCCCTGATACAGCGCGCTGCGCATCGGGTACACCTGACTGAGCGCCTGACCTGGCGGCGCGCCCTGCGCCACGAGCTGGTGGTACTGCGCGTCGGCGGCATCCGTTGACCCTAGTGGGGAAAAGTTCCAGCGCTGCACGACCTCGTCCTGGCTCAACTGCTGGCCACTGAGCGGCGAGCCGAGCCGTCCGGCGATGCCCGAGGCGTACTCGTCGACGCGTTTGGCGAACGAATCGACCGCCTGCTGCAGAACGTCCTGGCTACTTTGACCGGCCACCCTTCTTGCCTACCTGACGCTGAGTGTTGAGGGCGATCGCGATGGCTTGCTTGCGCGGACGACCAGCCGCGACCTCGGTCCTGATGTTCTTCCCGACCGCCTTCGGCGAGGCGCTCTTGATCAGCGGCATGACGACCAGGACCTTCACGCCCCGCCGTTTTTCGTGGGCAAGCGCTCATGGAGCAGGCCGCCGCCAGCGCCACCCGTCGGTGTCATGCCCGAATGGATACGACACGGGGGGCACGGGTAGCTGTGGCGGTCGGCCTCGAGCACGCCCGGCTGGGGAGGGAGCAGCTGGGCGTTGAGGCGCGCCAGACGGTCGAGCTCGGGATAGCTGTTCGGGCCCGCGGGCGAGCCAGCATTGCTCGGACCGCTCTCGGCTTTGCTCCTGGTCACACTTTGGGTCCCCGCATGGGCGCTCGAGGCACACGCGCGGCACGAGAGACGCGCGCGGTGGTCGGCACGCCCGGCACGCCCATCATCCGGCCGCCACCCATATTGCGCGGCATGGCCGGCGCCTTGGGCATCTTCGGTAGGCCGACGCGCGGGTTGGCTGGCTTCGGCAGTTTTCCGTTCCCGTTGGCCATGGCTACTTCCCCATCTTCTTGAGCGTCTTGGCGAGGTTCGCTTGACGCGCGGTACGCGGATTGCTCGAGTTGGCGAGCTGATTGAGCTTCTTGGCCGGGATCGGCTTGTCGCCACTGACGCCAGCCTTGGCCCTGAGCGCACCAGGCCGTTTGATCGCGGACTTGATCCAGTTGCCGGCGGCCATCACTTGGCCTTCTTGACGGGCACGCCGCGTTTCTTGTCCAGGGCGTTGTCCCGCTTCGAGCCTTCCTTCACGCCGTGCGCCTTGTCCCAGGCGTCGTCTTTGGCGGGCGTCCACTTTTTGGACCCGTTGCCCTTAGGTGGCATTCCCCGTCTCGCCTTTGTTCCAGCTGTACGACTTCTTGGTCGCGGGCGAGGCGTTCAGCACGTCTGGATCTTCGATGAAGTTGTTGACGTTGCCGTTGGACTGGACGGCCAGGCTCGAGTCGGCGGACGCGGTGCCGCCATTATTGGGCTGGGGGTAGCTCGTTCCCGCTCCGTTGCCGATGCTCGGCATGCGTTTGGCCATGGTCTGATTATCCTCCCGGAGGAGCCGCGGCCCCCGGTCCGACTATGGCGCCGGCCTGCTGGCTCGCCAGCACGTCGCGTCGCATGGGCCCCGCGCCCAGGGCTCCCTGCACGATACCCCCGATCGCCGCGTTCACCGGGTTGGGCGTCACCACGCCGGCCAGTTGGCCCGAGGGTTGACCAGGCGGACCACCCGGCGGCAGGCCACCCCCCGGCAGCGCCGCGGTCGGCGTGCCGTCCGGCATCGCCTGACCTTGCTGCACGGCGCTAAACAACTGCGCCATCTTCTCGTCGTCGAGCTTTTTGCCGACGAGCTGGAACAGGTACTGCTGGCCCTGCGGCGTGTTGAACAGTAGCTTCTCGGTCTGAATCTCGATCATCGTCTCGTCCGGCGACTCATCGCCCAGACCCTTCTCGAGTGCCTGGCGCAGCGGGATGCGACCCTCGATGCTCCACTGCATCAGCATCTGCGCATAGGGCAAGTTCTCACCTTCCTCGGGCGGGTACTCGGTCCAGAAGTCGTACACGCCCTGGCACATGTCCTGGGTCAATTCCTGCGCCTTGCGTACGCTCTGGCGCATGCCCTTGGGCTGCACGCTGCAGTACACCGGCACCGTCACGCTGTAGTGCTCGACGATGCGATCAGCGATCTCGGTGGCCATGCTGCCGACGAAGGTCATCGCCTGCAGCCCGCCATTGAG